AGAGCCTATGGGAACCTTAGACTATCCCAGATAGGTAAACCTGATCGACAACTTTGGTATGATGTTAATACAAAGAGAGATGCCATACCTTTAAAACCAAGTACCCGAATTAAGTTTTTATATGGATACATTTTAGAAGAACTACTTTTGTTATGTTCTTCAATAGCTGGTCATGAGGTAACTGATCAGCAGAAAGAAGTAGAAGTAGAAGGTGTAGTAGGTCATCAAGATTCTATGATAGATGGAGTTCTTGTTGATTGTAAGAGTGCATCTGGAGCAAGCTTTCAAAAGTTTAAAAACAATGAGCTTATTAGTAATGATCCCTTTGGATACATAGCTCAGATATCAGCTTATGCTGATGCTAATAATGTAGATGAAGCAGCTTTTCTTGCTATAGATAAATCTACAGGAGAGATATGCTTAACTCCTGTTCACTCAATGGAGATGATAAATGCTAAGAAAAGAATTAAACATCTTAAAGAAATGGTTGCTGAAGATGCTGTCCCTGATAGATGTTATGATAGTGTACCTGATGGTAAGTCTGGTAATCATAAGCTTCCCTTTGGTTGTGTTTATTGTGGTCATAAAAAAGAATGTTGGTCGGATGTTAACCAAGGAAAAGGGATACGTGCTTTTGAATATGCAAAAGGTAAAAGATACTTGGTTCGAGTTGGCAAAGAACCTGATGTCCCAGAAGTAGTGAACTGGTAATGCATTGGAAGTATAACAGTGAACCTGATATAAATCAGTTTGGATTTGTATATTGTATTACTAATATTAAAACAGGTAAAGCTTACATAGGATGTAAGCAGTATCATAATTATAAAAAAGGTAAAAAGAAAAAGGAATCTGATTGGAAAGTTTACACAGGATCTAGTAAATTACTTAATGAAGATATAGAAAAGTTAGGAAAAGCAAAATTTAAATTTGAAATTATTGCAGAGTTTGAAAACAAAAGAAGTTTAAGATACTATGAATGTTACTATCAAATGAAATTTAATGTGCTAGTAAGTACATTAAAAGATAGTGACGAACCTGCCTATTATAATAATTATATTGGTGGTAAATTTTATAGACCTGTCCAAGAAGGAGATGTATCTTGGCAAAATTAATGAGACAACATAGACAAAATGATGGAGCTTTATATGACTTAGCCGATAAAGATCCTCATAGAACTTTATATCTTTCTGTTATTGTACAAGCTTTATTAGATCTTACAAAAACTAAAAAGAAAAATGAAGCTAGTGATATAACTTTACAAAGGGATCAAGCACATGCTTGGTTCTTTACATCAGTAGGGGTAACATGTGAAGACTTTGAAACAATATGTTTATATGCAGGGGTTTTACCAGAAAAGATTAGAAGTTTTGCATATGAAGCTATAAATTCAGGAGATAGTGAAAATGTTAGAAAAAGATTCCAAGGATTGCTTTAATCCATTTGATTTACAAGTTGGTGGAGATCATTATAAAGATTGTCTTATTCAACCGACAGTTTATTCTCACTATAATAACTTAAATACTTGTGAAGCTAATATTGTAAAGTATATAACTCGACATAATAAAAAAGGAGAGGGTAAGCAAGATATATTAAAAGTAATCCATTATGCTGAGATGTTATTAGAATTAGAGTATTCAGAGGAAGGAGAACAACAAGAATTATTTAACGACTTAATAGGGGAAAGGGGTAGACATGTTCAAATCAAATAGAAATCCACAGTTCAGATCTAAATTTAGTGAGGATATATTTTATACCAAGTATTCTCATGAAGGTGCAGAGACATTTCATGAACTGGCTTGTACATTAGTTGAGGATGTATGTCAGGATAATTTATCTAGAGATGATAAGGAAGCCCTGATAGATCATATATCTAATCTTAGATTTATTCCCGGTGGTCGTTACCTTTATTATGCAGGTAGAGATAAGAAGTTCTTTAACAACTGCTACCTACTTAAAGCAGAAGAAGATACTAGAGAGGATTGGGCTGATCTATCTTGGAAGTCTGAGTCCTGTCTTATGACAGGTGGTGGTATTGGTATAGATTATTCTGTCTATAGACCTGAAGGACAAACCCTTAAGGGTACTGGTGGTATATCCAGTGGTCCGATACCTAAGATGCAGATGATTAACTCTATAGGACAGAAGGTTATGCAAGGTGGTAGTCGTAGGTCTGCTATCTATGCTTCTCTTAATTGGCAACACGATGATGTAGATAAGTTTCTTAAAGCTAAGAACTGGTTTGATATGCCTGTCGGTAATACAGGTAAAACTTTATTTGATATTAAGCAGGATGATTTTAATTTCCCTGCACCACTAGATATGACAAACATATCTGTAAACTATGATACCGAATGGTTGTTAAACTATTGGGAGAAAGGAGAGATAGGAGATGTCTTTAGGACTAATGTACGTCAGGCTCTTAGAACTGCTGAACCGGGGTTCTCGTTCAATTTCTTTGAGAAAGAAAACGAAACACTCAGAAATGCCTGTACTGAAGTTACGAGTGAAGATGACAGTGATGTTTGTAATCTGGGTAGTCTCAATTTTGCTCGTATTGATGACCTCAACCAGTTGCAGGAAGTTGTCCAACTTGCCACACAATTTCTACTGTGTGGAACCCTTCGAGCAAGTCTCCCCTACGAAAAGGTGTATAAAGTTCGAGATACAAATAGACGTTTAGGTTTAGGGTTGATGGGGCTACATGAGTGGTTGATACAACGTGGTCATAGGTATGAGACTACATCAGAACTTCATAGATGGTTTAAAGTATATGAAGCTGAGAGTGATAAGGTAGCTCGTAGCTTTGCCAAGCAGTTAAACATCTCTGTACCTGTTGCTGTCAGGGCTGTAGCACCTACAGGTACGATAGGTATCCTTGCTGGTACTTCAACTGGTGTTGAACCTATCTTTGCTGTAGCCTACAAACGTAGGTATCTCAAGAACAAGAGGTGGCACTACCAGTATGTTGTTGATAGTGCTGCTCAAGAAATGATAGAGCTTTATGGTGTTAAACCTGACAGCATTGACTCTGCTCTTGATCTGGCTACTGACTATGAGAGAAGACTAAACTTTCAAGCCAACGTACAAGAGTATGTTGATATGTCTATCTCCTCTACAATCAATCTACCTTCATGGGATACTGAAGATAACAACGAAGATAAGGTAGAAGATTTTGCTCAGACACTAGCTAGATATGCTCACAGACTGAGAGGATTTACCTGTTATCCAGATGGATGTAGGGGTGGTCAACCTCTAACAAGGGTTGCTTACTCAGAAGCCAGTGAGAAACTAGGTGAAGAATTTGAAGACAATATACAGGCTCATGATATATGTGAGATTAGTAATGCAGGTGGAACATGTGGAGTTTAATATGGCAAAGCAAATAAATCATAAAGGAAAGTTATCTCATTGTGTTAATAAGAAACCTAGAGATCCTGAAGTTATAAAATTATGGCTAAAAAAACTAGAACAAAAGAAAAGACTTGACTAACTACTACGTTTTGTAGTATAATACACTTTATAGAATGCCAATGGTGGGTTCTATAAACTCTTGCTTAAAAGGAGAAAACTATGAATGTAAGACTCGAAGGTAATTGGTCGTTCAGACTTCCCCCTACATTGGAGGACTTCCATAAGAGGGCTATAGGTTATGATGGGTTACTGGCTAGGATAATGGATATTCAATCCAATAGTACTTTTCAAGATAAGTATCCTCCACATAATCTTATTGAAGTCTCAGATACGGAGTTCAGACTTGAGTTAGCTTTGGCTGGCTTTACAGAAGATGAAGTCAAGGTTGTTCAAGAAGAACAGAGATTAACCATTAGTGGAAACAATTCTGCTAAAGAAGAAGAGGAGAACATTTTACATAAAGGCATAGCAAGTCGGGCATTTACAAAAACATTTGATCTTGCTGAGAGTATAGAAGTTACGGAAGCATCGTTTACAAATGGGATGGTTATCATCAAGCTAAAACGGAATATTCCAGAAGAAAAAATGCCAAGACTTATTGAATTTACGTAATAGATTGGGAGGGCATCACGTGTGTCCTCCCTTTTTACAGGAGATACCAATGAAAAAGAGAGAAAGAATATATAAAATATTTATAGGGTATGATCCTAAAGAGAGAGTAGCTGCTATAGTACTTGACCACCTCTTAAGGAGAGATACACCAGAGACTATGGATATAACCTTTCTAGATAAAGAAAAGTTAGAACGTGCTGGTTTATTATATAGACCCTATCAAATGATTAATGGACAGATGATTGATACAAAAGATCAACGTCCTTTTTCTACACAGTTTAGCTTTAGTCGTTTTCTTATACCAGCCTTAATGCTTTGGGATGGATGGGCTTTGTATATGGATTGTGATATGTTTCCAAGAACAGACATAACAGAATTGTTTAAAGAGTATGATGATCCTGACCTACCCCTCTACTGTGTGAAGCATAAGTATGAACCTACTGCTGAATACAAGATGGATAATCAAAAGCAATGCACCTATCCTCGAAAGAACTGGTCAAGCCTTATGTTGTTTAACTGTGGTCATGAATTAAATAAAGAGCTTACTCCTATGGTTGTCAACAGTCAGAGTGGTTCTTATCTACACCAGTTTAAATGGTTGCCTAGTAGAGATAGCCTTATTGGTTCTATACATGAAGAATGGAATTGGCTGGATGGTCACTCACCAGAAGATGTAGAAGCAAAGAATGTACACTTCACAACAGGTGGCCCTTGGTTTAAAGAGTGGAAGTGTATGAGGGCAAAGGATGGAGAGTATGCTGCTGAATGGAATGCAGACTACAGTAATATAGCTTTATTTAGATCAAAGAAAGATTCAATAGATGAAATATAATATCGTAACAGTTTTCGATGAGACTCTTCTACAACAGAGTACCATCACACTACTCAATGAGTTCAGAGATAATTGGGAAAAGGAGATAGACTTCCATTGCTACTATTATAATATAGATCTGGCAAACTATTCTCTACCTCAAGCATCTAACATACACTACCATAATCTTCTGGAAGTAGAAGAATACAAAAAGTTTCTGAAAGAGTATGGTAAGCATGATGGAACAGAAGGTAAGACTGTACCCTACAGTGAAAACATAGATGCTACTAAGTATCTTCCCAAAGTTATGGCTGTAACTGAGTGTGCCTTCAACAATTTAAACTGGGTTGTATGGATTGATCCTACATGTATAAACATAAAGCCAATCTCTGTTAAAGCTCTAGACTCTATGTTCCCTCTTAAAGATCCTATAGATATTCTTACCATAAAAGATCATGATTATCTTATGGCTTTTAATATGATAAGGCAAACATCTTCTGATCTTCTTGGTGATCTTAGGGGTGCTTTTATTTCTGGAGAGTTTACCAACTATAGAGAGTGGAGCTATACTTTTATATTAAATAGATTAATAACTATTTACTCTGCACATGGTATGCACAGCCATGAGATAGAAGAAGAGCAGTTGAAATCTGTTGGTGTTGTCAGTCTTATTGACAGAAAGAATATGGGTATTCGAGATGCTGAAGGTAATCGTATTATACAACTGTCGGATACAGATACAACTCCAGACATATTACCTAATAGATACAGACAGTTAGCTGATCTTGTACGTTTCTATGAACCAACTCGTATCATTGAAACTGGCACATGGAATGGAGGTAGAGCTATTGAGATGGCTTTGGCTGCATTTGATAAGAACAAAGAGGTACACTACATAGGATTTGATTTGTTTGAGGATGCTACTCCACAGACAGATCATGAAGAGTTTAATGTTAAACCTCACAATACACTTGAAGCTGTTGAGAAAAGACTGAAAGAGTTTCAAGAGCATATGAAGCAGAAAGATGATAAGATATTTACCTTTGAATTAACCAAGGGTAATGTTAGAGATACATTAAAGGATAAAAAGTTTACATCTTCTGATGCTACACTTGCTCTAATAGGTAGTGGTAATAGTTCAGAAACAGTTGGAGTAGAATATGAAGCACTAAAGGAAGTGCCTGTTGTTATAGCTGACCACTACTTTACTGAAGAAGAAGATGATAAGGGAATACCCCCTGAAAAATATCAAGGAGTTAAAGATGTCTTCAATGAAGTTAAAACAAAGAAAGTCGATGCTCAGAAAACAACTGATGATGGTTGGACTTCTTTCGATGAACAATCAACCACTCGAAAGTATCTCTTACCTTCGGGTGACAAAGTATCTGGTGGTGGGAACACTCATCTTGTTGTGTTTCTTCATGATCATGAGCTAAAGGATATACCAGAGGATCTCAAGAGAGTTCCTATCATTGTACATCCAAGGGATTGTGTACCAAAAGATTACATCAGAAACAATATTAAATCTAATATGACTTTGATTGAGCCTAAGAAGTGGTTGACTAAACATCCCGGTCATAAGGGTGTATCTGCTGTTATATCTGCTGGTCCTTATATAGACTATGATGAACTCAGACAGTTTACAAAAGATAATCCTGATGCTAAACTTGTCTCTGTTAAACATGCATATCCCCACCTAGTAGAGAATGGTATTACACCTTGGGCTTGTATTATACTTGACCCCAGACCTATAACAGGAGTGTCTACTCATAACATTGTAAGGAAAGATTTATTTAAAGATATAGATCTGAAGACTAAATTCTTTGTAGCTTCCATGACTGATCCATCTGTTACTAACTTTCTTATAGAGAGTAAAGCTAACATATGGGGATGGCATGCCTTTACTGACTCTCTTAGAAAAGAGGGGGAGCAAGGAACCCAGATACAAAATCAACAGGTAACACTATCAGATGATCTAGGTATTCCACAAGGAGCTACTCTAATTACTGGTGGTACTTGTGCTGCCATGAGAGGTATTGGTCTTCTGCATACTCTAGGGTTTAGAGATATACATCTATTTGGTTTTGATTGTTGTCGTGAAGAACCTAGTAAGGAAGAGAAGACTGAAACTGTAGGTGATATAGAGGGAGGAGAAACTCCAAAGCCTAAGTATATAGAAGTTAATGTTAAAGATACTACATACTGGACTACTGGTGAGCTTCTAGCTATGGCACAGGATTGTGAGAAAGTCTTTGGAGATGAAGGACTTGAAGGAGTACTATCCTTTCATGGTAAGAAGACAATGGTATCAGATCTGTGGGATCTAAAGGAAGAGAAGTTACAGAAACTAAGGCCACCTTTTGAGGGGTACTACGAATGAGTGATATACAGGTAGTAAAACAACCCCATTCTAATGCTCAACCTCCTGTAGAAAGGAAAGAGATACAGGTAGATCCTAGTCTAAGCAGAAGCAATCCTTCAGATAGATATAAAAATCTAGTTGAAGAATATAAGACTATGCATAGTTCTGCTAATCGTATGTTTAATGGAAGAAGCCTTGTAAAGTTTACTGATATTATTCATAGCTTTATAAGTAAAAACGAATGTAAAACTTTACTAGACTATGGCTGTGGTAAGGGACATCTTTATACAGATCAGTATAGTACAGTATCAGATCAAATAGATAAACCTGTTAATGAGATATGGGGTTTGGAAAGCTTTAGACTTTTTGATCCGGGCTACCCAGAACACAGTGAATTACCAGAAGGTAAGTATGATGCCGTTGTATCTACGGATGTTCTTGAACATGTACCAGAGACAGACCTTATATGGGTACTGGATGAGATACTAAACTATGCAGATAAGATGGTCTTTCTAAATATAGCTTGCTTCAAGGCACTTAAGATACTATCTGATGGTAGTAATGCACATGTATCTGTATTCAATCACCTTGATTGGCTGGAGCTTATAGCTGCTAGGTTTAATCACTTTAAACATCTATCAGTATATATCTTCTTTGATATGTTTACAGAGGAGGGACAGATGGGATTGAAAGGATTTAAGATATCGTATGAAGATAGTACAATAAGAGTAATTCAACTACAACAAATGGAGGGTTAGATGTTAGGTATAGCAGACTCAGTAATAGGAATAGCAGGGAAAGTCCTTGATAAGTTTGTCGAGGATAAAGACCTTAAAAAGAAATTAGATCATGAGTTAAGATCACAGATTATATCGTTGGATCTAGCTCAAGCACAAGCAAATGTAGAACAAGCCAAACATTCTTCTGTGTTCATTGCTGGAGCTA